AGGAAGCTTCTGTTTTGCATATCCTCTGTCACTGAATCTATATATTACTTTCATGTTATTGGAATATTAAGATATGGTTCAACAATGTCATATTCTCTATCTCCGAAAATAACATCCTTGCCCCTGAATGGTTGTGAGAATTCTTTTTCAACAAGTAAAGACCAATCAAGATCCTTGTTGTGTCCCCAAGACTTTACTTTTTTGAGCATACCTTCTTTGGAACGTACCCACGAAAAGTGGTGAGAAAACGGAATGTTGTCCATTTTGCATTTGTCCATTCTTCTGTTTTCCGGAAGGCACCAAAACATCGCCTTGCGTTCTTCCTGATGAAAAATGATATGATCGTTTTGGGTCAATGGACCTGATTTTACTAATGCTATCGCTTCTTCCCATATTTTTAGTCTATATTTGAATTCTCTGAAATACCAATAACAAGCCAGTCTATAGCTGTCTTTTAAATCATTCTGCTGCATGCTCCACCATTTAATGAACTTGTCTGCTTCAAGAACCTCGTCCACATCAAGAAACATGAAATAGTCCGTATCTTCTGGTGCATTCATTATTCCAAGTTTGCGACATGCGTTGTGATGCCATCTTGAACTTTGACTTGGATCATATTCAAACTCAATAAATTCAGCCTTTGGATTTTCTGATATACCCTTATTTATAAGTTCTCTGTTTTCTGGTGTACCGTCCAAGAAATGGTCGCAGTATGATACAATCACCTTGTCTGAAAATGGCAGTACACCATCTACACATGGTTTAAGAAACATATGATCAATGGTACAATAATTGATTACACTCGTGATTTTCATTTTTTGACAAATAGCGCGTTGATCAAATGATTTTCTCTCCACCTTGGATCCGATTCAACATGATTGCACTTGATGGTTTCGAAATTATTTCTTTCCATTATTTCTTTAAGTTGTTTCTCGTCATAAAATGCTCTATGATGCGGGTCCGCGTATTCTTTCATGTACGGAATACTGACAATAAAGTATCCACCAGATTTCAATCCTGATGTGGAATTGCATATGAATGCATCAACGTGTTTTTCAACAATGTGTTCTATGCAATGAAATGAAATTGCGGTGTCATAAAAATCATCATTCATTTTTGTTTCAACAAGATTGGCACATACAAATTTGTATGGGGTGCCAATTGAACGAAGATTATTTTCAAATCCTTCTTTTACATTGATGTTTATGTCTACTCCAGTTATAGAAGTAACTTTTTTGTTTTTACTCAACCAATGAGTTATTCCTCCAGTATTACATCCTATGTCCAATACATTTCCATGAATATACTGTTCATTTTCCTTTAGAAGGATAACTGTGGAATGTCCCTCCCACGGCTTGTGATCACCATCCACAATATAATCTTCTGTTTTATACTCTTCCATGTTAGTTCTTTGTTTTACAAACCCACACAATGGACTGAAACAAGTCGGATTTATAATCAACCAAGTTGTACATAGAGCATGCAACTGCTATCTGAGTGTCTTCCAGTTCTAACCAATTCCACACTTTGCCATTGATATGCTCCCGAAAATATTTGGATGACTTGGCATAATCATGTCCCATGATGAAATCGCCGGACCTCACATATTGTGAAAGAATATTAAACTCATTTGGCTTGTTTCCGCCATCACATAGAAAAAGTTTTTTACCGCTTAACTGCAATATATCCAATGCTTCTTGATTGGTTACTTCTTTATCTCCAAAAATATTTACTATTTTCACTTCTATTCCACATTCAATCAGTTGAGTGTGTTCTGGTTGATTGCATATGTCGTAGCTTATTATTCTTGAATTCGGTGATGCATCTCTAAGATATCTTGTCAGACCCCCATTCAATGTTCCGATTTCAATGATGATATCAAATTTTTGTTCTTCCAAGAAAGGCCCAAATACAGTTGGAAAGTCTCCGTGTTGGGCTGCTCTGAACCCTTTATAATGTGTGAATCCGGTTGGCATGTTATGATAGGTTTAAGGTTGTTTCGTTGTTAAAAAATATAATACCTGTTCCAGAATAATGACCATATTGGGTTATGTCATACTTTTCATGTTTAACCTCGCTCCAGAATCTTTCCATTTCCTTACTGAGGTGAATGTCGTCACATCCCATGATTCCTTTCCAATTGTTTTTCACCAAAAAATTATAGAACCATATTTCATTATGGTACATATGATCTATGTCCAAGAATATAAATTGGGATTCCAGTATCTTTGCCTGTACTTCATCTTGCGTTTTAAAATCCCCAATGCAAAATTCTATGTTATCTGAAGGTATTTCATTTCTGAATTTACCCACATCCAAACTGAGAATCTTGTTGTTTTTGTTTTGTGATAAAGCAATCGCAGATGCACCACGATATGTTCCAATATCCGCAATTTTGATGTCATTGAAACAATATCCAAGATGAATCAACAGTCTATAATGCTCCTTACCAGATTCCAAATGAAACCACTGGTCGGCATCGGGGTGGATATGTTCGATATGAGTTGTGTTTAAACAATCTAAGATTACATTTGATAGTGAAATTTTCATACGGTTGAAATATGTTCTTGTAGCTTTTCAGTAAATACTCTCCACACTTTAGACTTATGCGCCTCAATGTCAATATCATACAAGTTTAAATATTTCTTATAGTGGTTCTCAACGATGTATTTCTTTCCAATCTCGGTGACAACTACATTTTTCATGACATATTGTGAAGTTTTCGATGCCTTGTGGTATAATGAAAACGCGGTTAACCATGTATCGTCTGGGCCGTATGGACCAATGAATTCTGGTACCGTCGCTAGCTGCAAAAGATCATGTGATATGCATGTGAACCAACCTCCACCAAACTTGATGGATGATATTTTGTCCACATATGGCGCATCAATCTCCTGCGCTACTTGATTTATGGAATACATGTCGAAATAATCTCTGTGATTGTGCGGCTCATTCAAAAATTTCTTGTTGGTTATGATGTCCCAAGATGCGTCCCAATAACGTATAAGTTCTGGAGTCAGTATATAATACTTGTCCGATATCTGATTCATTGCCACTTCCAACACTTGCAGAATATGCATTGGAAAATACATGTCGCAGTCCAACCATACAAACATGTCGCATTTGTTTTTGTATTTTACACTGTCATTTCTGCGCTTTGCCGCGCTGCCAAAACAATCTGCTTTTTCATTCAGATCAAAATCTATATTGCACCAATTACACAAGACTTTCAGATTTTCAAATTTGTCTATGAAAAATTGTTTTGGAATTTTTGATTCATTCCAATTTATTCTGTGATTGTCGGATATATCCATTGTAATAGACAATGTATATTTCACGTCGCCTCTTATAAAGCAAGACGCCTCCTTGAGATTCATCAATATTCTTTCCAACCCATCAATCTCCCAAGGAAAAATGAAAATGCTGAATACTACGTTTTTCATGTCAATCAATCATGTTCTTTGTCACACCCGTCCAAGGCTCATTTCTGCGGTCATGTTTCAAAACCTTCCAACTTGGATATATCAATCCTTTTCCTCTGCCATCATAATTTGGACCATACCAAGGATCTGGCATTACAATGTTTCCATTTGTTCTATTTAGATATGCTCCCCACCAAGCAAATGTGCTATTCGACATCACCAAGTGTTTCATTTTTGTCATTAGGAATAATTGTACGCCAACACTTTCTTGCACATAATTCACATTACCGCCAAATGTCTGCTTGCACCAGTCAAAGTCATCGGAAAATACAAACAATTGATCGGATTCTGTGCAATACTTCTCAAAAGCATCATTGTAATATTGTTCACTTAAGACACAATGATTTTGTTGCAGCATGATATAATCACCGCGTCTTACACTTACTCCAGTCGCATTTGGTGATATTTCAATTTTTGACAATCGCTCTGCTATTTCAGAATTTGGAACAAAATAGTTATCGATCAATTCATCTCTGATGCTATCAAAGTACTGATATGACTGATAAAATCCGCATAATGTAAGATTCTTACTTATAGGTGTCTCGGAATATGTGTCATCTTTTTCTTCATATCTTGAATTTTCATTTGGCAATTCGCCTCTTGGAAAATCAAATCCAAATATGCTGAGATCGACTGGTTTTATTCCTCTATGTCCAGCATATGTAGTGTGAGGAAATACTACATTATCTCCAGACTTTTTCGCCAAAGAAAGTGTGGCGGCAATCTGAAACATGTTATTACCCAGTCTTCCATTAAATGCACACGAGTTCATTTTTTGAGTATAGCACTGGTTATACTGTGTATCATGCTGTTTTTATCCAGTTGAAAAATCTTTACTTCCGCCAAATTCTCCCTTAAGTATCTTATTTGTTCTTCGGATACATATGGAGTTTCAATTTTTCCTTCCTTGCACAGCATATGTAGAAAATGATACGCGGTGATTACGTCATTGTGTGGGTTGTATTTGTCACCAATGAATGAAGTATGAAGATCCTCAATAAAATACACGCCACCCGATGAAAGGTATGGAAACAAAGTTGCAAGAGTTGATATCTGATGCCCTATGATATGACTACCATCATCAACCATGATTTGATATTCCTTGCAATAATCCAAACACTTCAGTAGTTCTTGAGGATTTCCCTGATCTGCAATCAGTATTTTTGTATTATTGTTTTCATATTCTCTCTTGTCCTCTATATCAACGCCAACAATATATGGAGAGCCAAAATACTCTTCCCACATTTTCAATGATGCGCCATAATATACTCCAATCTCAAGAATATTTGGATTTATATACTTTGATACATAATCATCATAGAATTCAGTGAATCCATGCCCAGTTGCCTTGTCTGTATTGTACTTGTTACCTATCTCCGTTAATCTTTTCATATTTATTATCCGTGCCCCATATTGGCTTTCGCAGACCAATTTTGATTATAGAACATATTTTGCGCACGTTGGCGGTCTATTGTTTTATCGTGTATAAATGCCCAATCCACTTCTTTTGGGAGTTGAGATGCATACTCCGCACCAACAATTGTTTCGTGTAAAGGTTTGTACCATTGAACTTTCAAATTATTCTTGTATATTCTTGATTGATAATCGCCATGATGCCAGTTTATGATAGGAAGATCCCCATAATCTACCAATTTTGAAATAGTCCATCCCCACATTCTAGCGTCTTGTTCGGTCGCACCTCGTACAATATTAACTCTTGGAACACGATACAATTCAACCATTGGGTTGGCTTCAAGAAGTTCTTTCATGTTGTAAAGAAGAGTTGAATGCGGATATTCATCAGCATCTATCTGAACAATATAATCACCTACACATCTTTTGCTACCATAATTCTTATGCTCGGCAAAATTCTTGTTCAATGCATGTTGAACGATTGTAAACCCATATGTTCTTGCCTTATCTAATATCTTTTTTGTGTCCTCGTTGTCTGAGAAGTCATCAAGTATAACGACCTCATCGTTTGGAGCATTAGAATCGAGATGAGTCTTGAGCTTCTCAATCAATTCAAGAAGCTCAATAGTCTCATTATGGCAAGATACAAGATAACTAATTTTCATTATGAAGCTGGCGTTGGTGCTGAAACTTTTTTGAACTTTGGAAGAGTAATAGCCACCTTCTTTTCAAACGAAGGAAGATTCTTATCCAAAATATCGATTAATACCTTGTTGCCATTTTCCAATGTAAACTTTTCAGCGTTTTGAACACGTAGTTTTTCGGCATTTGGAACATATTTGATGTAATTTTCAAACATGTCTTCCAACTTTTGTGCTGCAACACTGTAGTTTACATTAAACCATTTTGCTTCCTTAATTAGCCAATCATTACATGCACTGGGTGGAACATGATCGATATTTCCCGGTAACAGATTCGCAAGATCGGATGGTAGGAAATCAAGATGACCACTCCATCCAGATGCGAGTAATGGTTTTCCACTTAACGTAGCTTCCAACAACGGTCTTCCAAATCCTTCACCGTGCGTAAAGCTAACATGCGCCTTTACTTTTGGATGGTTATAAAGCCTGTTCAACTCGATTGGATCAAGTTCTCCGTGGATCAAATAGATATTCGGAAGATCTCCAGACATGGTTTGACGAATGTCATGTATCTTTTTCAAGATATCTGTTCTATCCATCTTAGAGAATGTGGCTCCGCTTGTTTTCAATACAAGAGCGGGCTTGTTCTTCTTATTCTTGAATACTTCACTGAATACTTTTACAAGCATTCCAATGTCTTTTCTATCTGCGCCAATGTCTCCTTGTAGCCAATGCCCGACCATCAGAAAACAGAAATCTTCTTTCACAGCACTTAGCGCAGAGTCAATTCCTTCGGATGGCTCTGATGTTTTCTTGTAGATGGTTGTATCTACTCCTTCAAACGCAACTTCAATGGGTCTATTCAATGAAATTTTCTCAATTGCACCATTGTCAAGTCGCTTTTCGTATGAAGCTTTTACAAATACATCCTTTGAAAAGTATGAAGGAACGATGTTGAGATTCATTCTGTTCAAGCCTTCAATCCATTCTGGTTTTGGAACCGTGCTTTCAATACCAGCAGTTATACCAACATTGTATTTTCCAATTGGTCTAAACTCATTTGGAATAGAGACTTGAACAAACAAATCGGGCTGTTCTGATAGTTTGTTGATTATCTTGCTTTTGACTTCTTTAACCATAGGACGACTTTCGTCTTCCAACATGGTGTTTGGACAAACACCCCATCTCATAGGAACAATTTTGACATCAAATTTGCCCCAATTAATCAGTGCGGTGGCGATTTGAAAAGTGTGATCGCCATATCCGCTGCGAGAGGCAACTGGTCCTTGCAATACACAGACTGGTTTAATTTCGTTGCTCATTATATAACCTTTGTTTTGTTTATGGATTTGTTCCAGTTGTGTTTTGATCATCCTGTTCTGCAAATACTGCAAAGATTTCGCTTACAACATCACCAATTTCATCTTTGTACTCTTGTGCCTTGGCTTTCTTTTCTTTGGCGATTTCTAAGCGCTTTTCAGTTGCTTCATACACACGGCCCTTTGCAGCGTCATCACTGATAGCCTTTTGTTTTTGCTTCTCGTATGTATCTTCAATTTCGTTCTTCAAATCCTTATCTTCTTCGGCATATGTTTTCATTTCTGCCTTTTTATCCTTTTCAAGCTCAAATAGACGCTTGGTTAGGTCATAAATTTTATCTTTTGCCTCATCTGTTGTTAATGGTTTAGCCATAATGTTTATATTAGTTGAATTTGTTCTTTGCTTCTAGTCTGTCAATTTTTGGTAGAATGAATCCAAGACTTTTGTTTGGCATATTGTGTCCAACATATTCGTCGTGTCGATGAATGTTAAACTTTTCTCTACCTTTCCAATTTTTGAGCATATTATCTATACCCGACGCCATGTTTTCACACATTTTTCCAGCACTCAAACCATCTGGTCCCATTAGCCATTCACGGCCTTTAAGTCCTCTTGCCTTACGTGCTTCTCTACCAACTTCGTGCCAATGCATCATAGCGACGGCGGCGTCCTCCCAACGAGCATAATCAGCAAGAATATATGGTGTAGGAATACTTCCTTGAACCATTCTTGCTCCCGGAAATATAGGTGTTACCCAAGTGCCATGATTCTTGTATCTACCATCGGCGTTTGTACCCCAATCAAGATTGAATTCAACAGGCTTTCCATTTTCGTCTGTGAATCCGCACTGATCCTGCAAACCACCTGTAACAGTTACAATAATCGGAGTTCCCGCTGAAACACTTTCAGCAGTTCCCAACCCAAATCCTTCATTGTCAGAAAGATTGATCGTCACATCGGCAATATTGTAATATTGATTCAGTCGCTCTGGCATAATTTTGTCTGTACTAAAAATCACGTCATAGTCTGGACAAAATGCAGTTTTACATGCAGGAAGGTCTGTACCCGCCTCATCGGTTGGATTTGTATGTAGAAAAAGCACACACTTCTTTGCTTCTTCTGGAGAAAGATTGTCGCAGAAATTTCTGTAAGCCAACATTATCGTTGATGTTTGCTTACGACGAATATTTCTATTGTTGTAGAACAATACAAAGTTATAATCCTTCTTGAACAACTGCTTTCTTAATACACCAAGTTCTTTCAACTCTTGTTCGGTTGTAAGTGGGCGAAACGTCTTTGAATTAATTCCGTGAGGAACATATGATACTGTAGTAGGTTTGTTTAGAGCCGTACCAAGTACACCTTCAATGATGTTTTTAGTCTGCTTGCTGATACATCCAATCCAATCACAGCTTTCATAAAACGCACGGTTATACATCGGATATGGTAGATCATCCCAGATGCTATAAAAGCCAATGGGCATGCGTTGACGAAGTTCGCGCTCCATCTGATATAACCATGTCCAGAATCTTGGATCGGTGAAATGGATCAAACCATCTGGTTTTTCGAGATTGATGACCTCGTTTAGAATTTCGGCGTTGCCATAACCATCAACCGGATAAAGACGCACGTATGCGTCATCAATACCAGCCATTTGGTTGACTGCGCTGTCAAGATTCATTATCTTTCCCTTTTCGGGATGTTGAATACTACCTGCCAACTGAACCCAGTTGTATTTACCTGCTAGACCCGTAACAAACTCTCTTGCCATTGTGGCAATACCAGAATGCATTCTTAGGTCGTCGCACAGGAGTATGATCTTTTTTCTGTCCTTTTGAGGAATATAACCATTTACCATATATAACCTTGTATTATGATTTAAATCTTATGATTGTCAATGATTTAAAATGCTGAACCGCTGATTTGTAGATCGTTTGTAGACTCGATCTTTGTTTTGAATTCTGGATCATTTGTGTACAGATAAACGCAACGATTTACTAGTTTTTGCAATGTCATGCCGCTGCTTACACCAGCCTCTTTAAATGACGTATACTTGTCCTTAAAGATGTGAATGCTGGTGAAGCTTGTTTCGTGATTTGATTTTAGTTTCATATATATGCCTTTCTTCTATATACATATATATGAAAGAAAATATTCGGAATATATAAAAACTATTTCTATTTTTTATATTAACCCTCTTTACCATTGCAATACAACTCTCCTTTATCATTTTTGAGAGTTTTAAATACGCAATACTTGCAATTTTTACGAGCTTTGCCGGGATTTTTTGGGAAAGGTACACTGACGTTGTATTCCCCCTCTTTGGTGAAGCCACTATTTATAAAATCCAAGAAAGTAGTTTCTACTTCCTTCATACTCATCTTGCCGTCTGGCGGTGATATTCTTTGAATACGCTGTTGAGGAAATTCAACATTCTCCAATAGTTTTCGCTTGACAACAAAGAACTCAACTTCTATGTCAGCCATTGGAACTTTAAACATCTGGTTATAAAAACGTTTATATAGTAGTAGTTGGTCGATCTTGGTTCTATCTACCTTCTGATATTTGTTCCAACCATTGGTGCTAGTCTTGAAGTCAAGAATCAAAATCTTTTTTGTATCCTTGTCCCTAAATACGATATCCAAAAATCCTTTGTACAAGATTGTGTTGTTTCTCAATGGAATTTCTAAAGGAAGTTCAATCCCAACCAATTCATATTTCTTACTTGGAAAGTGTTTACTGCGTTGAGCATAACTCAAAACATGATCAAGAATAACTTTGCCATCCTGTTCAAACTCAGACACCGTGGATGGAGTGACCAGTCCAAGAGAATCAAGTTCTTCTTCAGCGAGTTTCAATTGCTCTTCTGTTGCAATCTTTAGTTCTTTTAATCCTTCCTCATATTCTTTCTTGAATAATCCAAGTACATCCAGTGCCTCTGCCTCCGATGTTCCCACGGTATATAATAATCTAAGATACTCTTGTAGTGCAGCATGTATACCTGTACCAAATACTGTATGTATACTGGCTTCATATGGTGCCAGCTTATCTATATATGACAATTTCCATTGCTGTGGACATTTTAGCCACATGGCATATTGACTGAAACTTACAGTCTTTGGTTTCTTTTGTATATCTTCTGTTTTGGGAAGATCTGATGGATTGGTTGAAATTTGTTCAGTTGTCATAATGAAATTACTATATAGTCAAATTACAATGTGTCAATTCATTTGAGTTTATATTTATCTATAATAGCACATTTTACATTATGGAACTATACACCCATGTTCTACAAAAAACCGGAATCTTAAAGAATTTTACTGTAGCAAAAATTGTGAAGAAAAAAGACATAGAAGATCTCAAGAGGCTCGTTAAAGAGATTGCGTCGGATGAAAATGAGTACAAGAAATTGTTGGAAGAAGAGCTTTCTAAGATATCAAATATGCACGATAAAGCTAATCCAATTCCGGGAATAATCTATAAAACAGAAAATCCTGACAAGCGTCAAGCAATTTTAAATTTGACAAAAAAGATTTCAAAATCTTTAAAGAAAAATAACTTTAGTAAAAAAGAATTGGCATTTTTGATTTCAGTAATCATCAATGAACTAGAACTTACTCAAGAAGATTTCATTCATCTAAGAAACGAACTTGAGGAAGAAACAAAAGATGATTATGAGAACGATGACAGCGACGATGACGAAGATTAAACCTCTGGCATCCAGATGTTAATAAACTTGTCAACGTGAGCATTTAGTTGAGAGTCAAGCAACAAATCTTCTGGTAATTTGCATTCTACATGTTCCCATTCTATGATGTGATGTGCCGCCGCGCTTATTTTTGGATCGTTATCTGCTTCATGATCATTGGCTGGTTGAACAAATACCTTGTGTCCCCACTGACTATCCCAAGTATATTTGCTGATATGACACAATATTCCATTCACTTCATTTTTTAGAAAATATAGCTCGTCTTTTTCATATACATCATATCGAATATCTGTGATGATATAATAATCATAGTTCGTGTCATCAATGGTTTTCTTGGCAAGATCAATCCAATATCTTCCATTGGTGCGCTTGCGTTGAGCGTCGCCATACCATACAAGCATAGGGCGAATGATCAACTTTTCTTCTGGGATGGGTGTGAAGGCAGAAATACCAAGATTCTTCATCAAGAAATCATTCACATCCGACTTCAGCGGGTCAGCCAAAGCAATTCTTTTTACAGATTTTCCCGCCTGTTGAAGTTTATATGTAAGAATGGAAGCAAACGTGTCTTTTCCACTGCGGGCTACGCCCGAAATTCCCAAAACTTTTTTATTACTCATAAAGTTCCAATATAACAACTAATAATTTAGAGTCAAGATTTTTCGAGAAATTCTTCAACCTGTTCTTTGCTGTAACCATATTTTCTAATGATACTACGCACATCATCTCTGGGGAGCATGTGTATATATTCTACTACGTTTTTCTCACTATCTTTAAAATGAGCGCACAGTAGAGCAAGCAGAGATTTATTATATTTCTCCGATGTGTTCTTGATGTATGGAAAATATCCTTTGCCCTTGGGAGTCACAGCGATGCAAAGTTTATAGAATTGCTCTGGAGTCAGCTTATCTTGATAGTATTGAATGTCATTTATAACATCAACAATATCAGCCTGCATGCTCAGAACTCGGCATACCATATAATTCGACCAAGTCTTTTGATCCGCTTCAGACAACGTGGAAAAATACTTAGGATTTTTACCGATGCGGATTTCATTTACGTGATCGAATAGACTTTTGACTTTAGGTTTTGATTCTTTTGTCTTGGATTTCATTTCTTCCAAACACGCTTATCATACTGTACAAATGTGGCAAGGCCAAAAGCATTTTTTGCGTTTGCCCATTTACCGTCTGTTCCCTTTTGGGAAACCATTTTTGTGTATGCGGATGTTTCTGCCAAATTGAATGGATTGGATAGATAAAATTTTCCACCAATGTCCAATTTTCCAAACTCCGTCATTTTTGGACCGTCATTGTTCGTTTTCATCTTTGGTTGTTTTTTGTTATTTCTTGCGAAAACGCAATACCATCGTCAGCAGTAATTTTTCGCTGATCGACGTTCTTTGCAGTTCTGCTTGTGTGTTGTTCAAGTCTGTGTATTCTTGAATTATGTTCTACAAACTTTGAATTAAATTTCCCGTGCTCATTTGTGTTCTTTTTGAGGTTGTCAAATGCGACACGCAATGTTTCAGTGATTGCATTTCCTGCCTCTGCCAGTGCTTTCTTTTGAAGAGCATTATGTTCTTCCAATTTGCGTTTAAGTAGGGCGTGTTGGTGCACAAGATACCCGTATAAGACAAACAATACAAAAAATGCAATATAAATTAGTGCTTCCATAAAAGTTGCCCCTACTATACTTCGGGGCACGTTATTTGTCAAGATGCTACTTGAAACCCTCTTACCTCGGATACATTGTCCAAGAAATGAATCCAACTTGGATGATGTGCGATGTTTATTGTTGCACTGACAGGAATACTTTTTGGTGCATATGGTTTACGAATCAGTTTTAATCCAGCCTGATCTGGTGTTTTGTCCGCTTTCTTGCTATTGATGTCTTTATGACACCAAACCATATTTTCAAAGGTATTTCTACCACCTTGAGCACGAGGCACAACGTGATCGATGTTACCTTCTTTCCAAGAAAGAAGTTTTCCTGTATATTGACACACCCCACCATCACGCTTTCTTATACTTTCCTTAGTTGGGCGTGGTTGAACCATTGGCATTTTTCCATAATTTGTTTGGATGATGACACGCGGAGCACGTATGATCATATTGGCTGTATGAATGGCTAGATCATAGTCTCTGACTGGCAGTGTTGTCCAAATATCCCAACCTACAGGGTTTGTGCTGACAGGACTGTCCCAGTTTACATTACCGTCAGAATCAACCTCAAAGTCCATGTCAATAGCAACGGCGGGCGGGTTCTTGCCACCGTCGCCGCCAAGCATAGCAATAAGAGCATCTTTCACGGTCTTGGTGCCCAATGCTTGCCAGTTCGCATTCAATGATAATACCGGTTGATTAATAACATTCATTTATAATATATCCTTTCAGATATAACTATGGACTGGTATATATAAAAAGTCAAGAACTATTTCACTCTACCACTTTAACTTGAAGATATGGATCAACATCAACTTCCATGTCGCCGTCAAAAATCACAATTGTTCTGTTTGCTTTCAATACAACAAGAGATACAGTAAGTATCTTACCAGAAGCACTTAGTACTTTGTCTCCAATTACTAAACGCTTTGCTACTTTCTCAACATAGTTTTGTGTTTTTGTCATATGATATAAATATTATTCTTTCCACTTACCAATTGTTTTTAGAAATGCTTTGGCGCGTTGGGCAGCGGTGCATGAGACCACTCGGTCGTGATTGTAGCCGTTAACCTGTAGCAGCCACGCACGAAACTTTTCGGCATTATCGTCCGACATCCCCTTCTCCGCATCATGCATGGCGTTGAGGTCGGTGAGGTAGTCTGGCAAATGCTCAACAAACGGCACCAAACTTTGTTCAATTATTGGCCAAAGTTTATATTGGTCTGTATTCTCGAAGTACTCGACAATGGGCATCATTGAATACCAATCTCTGTTATTGATTACCCCGCAGTACACTTTCCGAAAGACAGGTTTATTGTTTGGATCTAACAGCACACGAGCGATGCGACTAGCCGAAAAAAAATCAAACGTTTCGACTTCGAACATAGGTATAGACCTCCAATATGGAGGGAATCCTGCTTTGTGTTCCCATGATTGCTCTGCGGGTTGTCCCCGCCACCCACACGCCTCTGCAATAGCAATCTTTTGTTCTTCTTTATTCATAATAATAGTATAGGGCTTGAACTATACTAAGTCAAGCCCTATGTTTTTTACTTCAATACTTGATATAGCAATTTCTTATATTCATCCGAGCCTATGGACTTACGATCCAACATCTTGAAGATGATAGAAGAACGGCCAGTTGAACCATATGCTTGCAATACTTCCTTTGCGGCAATATTACGAGCAATGTTCATACGAGCAGACGCAAACTCAAACAATGCATTCATGATTTTATCAACTTCTTTCATAGCATCACAGATACGCGAAGCATGACCAGTTGCCATTGTAGCAATTTCAAAATCAAACTTTTCGGTTAGATATTCAAAGAAATGTACATATCCAGTTGGTTCATGAGAAAGATTGTGTCGATCCATAAACCAGTCAATATATACATCAATCACCTTTTCGATAGAAGAGATTTCACTCTTTGCACGATGTAAAAAAAGATATGATGCGGCTTTTACTTTACGAATTTGTTGTTCGTTTCCATAATATACACACAAACCTTCTTGATCTTTCAACACTTCAACTGCTGACTTCATTTCTTCAACAGAGTTGTAAGAGAAAGTGCGAGGACGTGGTAAGTCCCAACTCTTTGCATACAAGTCCAATACACTCTGCGGAGCAAGTGTATAATCTGCGTGTCCGATTGCAGCAATCAACTTCATTTCTGGTTCATCACCATAATTTAGTACAATTCTATTTGTCGGACTCAACCACTCACATATAAACGATTGATCGTATGTGTCGGCTTGATTCAACATATCTGCAAACTTTGGATACTTTTGAAGCAAATAGTCAATTTCGTGACCATTTGCTTGCTTACGAGCATCAATAGTTCCTCGTGTGCGAATAACAGTATAACCCTTGTAGCGAGAAAAGATTAGAGTAGAACCGTCCAACTTTTCCATCAACTTCGCATTTTTTAGATCAGAAGGTGCTGGAAAAATGTCAGGCTTTTCATCCCAATTGAAAAACTTCTTGAAAGAAAGTGAAACAGGATGCCCATCTTTATCCCACAATGAAGAACGATAAATAAGGTTTTCTTTATTCCAAACCGCTCCAAAATGAATTGGTTGAATCAAATAGCATTCGTGCTCACCAACAAAGTGTTGATGAACCATAAACGATTCTTTGTCGATAGATTCTAAGTCAATTTTCACTGCTTTAGTATGACACCTTTTTATAAAATGTCAAGAATTATTCACAAATCGGAGTCGTCAACATTGTTTATAACCGAATCAAGTAGCTTGTATATGTCTCTGGCGTAAGAGTGTGGATCAAATTTATCTTTAAAATTTTCAGGCATCGTTTTATAATCTTTTAGATACGCACATAAACAATTCATTCCTGCCCAAGCAGAAATCAAATCTTTGCGTTGTTTTTTTGTAAGTGGTTTATTTTTCATTTAGAAAAAATCCCACGGTATTTGCCGTGGGATTTTGATTTATAATCTTTACAACTTATTACGCTGCCAAGATCTTGCGCAAGATCGCAATAGCTCGTCCGTTCAACTGGACTTTATTCATCTTCTTGGTAATTGGATTAACTCCAGTAACATTAAGATGCATTCTTTCATCCTTCACACCCTCGGTGGGGCGAGTGAACGAGATGGAATACTTCTCGTTGCGGACGTATGTATTGATCTTGCGACCGTTTTGTGTCTTATTGTGCTTTGTCATATGTTTTAGTTTATTTTTTGTTTATTGGAACAAAATACATTATGTGAATTACCCAGCAATTGTCAATAACTTTTCGCGGGAAATCTTATTAATTGCGAGTTCTTTCATCTTGAATTCGAAGTCAAGATGCAGGTTGCCTTTGTAGTTTGCATAGATATCAGGAAGCATTGTGGGAAAGTCGGCATGAGCACGAGGATTTTTACCAACAAGTGATTCACTAAAATGAAACAATGGAATAACATCTTTTGGCCAAGTAGATACTGCCATTTCAAATGCCTCTTCCTCATCAAGTAGCGTAGAAGGATTGCATTTATTATGGAGATTGTCGAAGGTGATTGGTATGTTCATACGCTCATAAACATTATTATACAAATTTACCACGGTCCAACTTTTGAGTTTGTCTTCGTTCTCGAAGACCAGTCTACTTGTCACAGATTTTGACATTCGCTTGAGAACTTTTTCCAATCTATCAACAACTTCACTAAACTTGCCATCATTATAACAATTCATATGGATGTTGATTGGTGCAGCATATGATTGTGGCAGTTGCAGCAAATCCATAATCATAGCATGCTGTTCAAGGTCGCGAATGGAGTTTTCAGCAACACCGTCTTTTGGACTGGCTGGCACAACAAATTGGTCAGGATGCATACTACAACGTATATTATTGTCCTGTATGATCTTAGCGGCTGCTCTGAACTCCGAGTATATTTCTTCGGCATTATAAAAATTATCCACAGTAAACTCCAGATCGGGATGCGTCATCAATGGAAACACATTACTGCCAATACGGTAGTTCCAATTATTAACAGCACACTCGCCAAGAATAGCACGAATAGTCTTAATATTATTCAGTGAACGATCAGCAAGCACAATCATAGCTTGTTTCTCACCCAATTTCTTGTATTGAGCATAAGTCATTGCATTGAACTTGATCTTCTCCTCCTGCAAACCTGTATGAATGCAGCATAAAGAAGGAGTGATATTTGATGGTAGAATCATGAAAGACATCATACATAAAAACTGTGGCATGTCGACAAGACAATAAAAAAGGACACCAATTACGGTGTCCTTTTTCGTTTAAACTAACTGATTATTAGAACTTTACAGAAAGACCGGCGGAAAGACTATTTGTTGTATTTCCTGCGGTGATCAAGCCATCACGAAGTTGAGAGAAATCAACATTCAAGGTAGCATATTTTGTGTAATATCCCAAACCAATACCAACAACTGCATATTGCTTTGCATTCTTGTATTGAGCAATGGTATCTGCGCCAAGGTCATTGAAACCATATCCGAGTGCTGGAACCAACTTGAGGTGTTGAAATCCAAATGGCAAACGAAGATTTGCTTCTGTGTTGTTGGTACGGTTCTTTAGATCATTACGATAACGCGCATCCCATGTGGCACGTGTACCAAAGAATGTACCATTCAAAAGAGCAAATGGCTCAGTGTTGCTGGAAAGATTTGACACACTCTTGGAGAAGTTCTTGTAGGTACCACCCAATGTTAGATTGGCCAATGGTGATGTGAACTTGTAGCCGAGTGACAAATCAGTGCGCTTGAACAAGCCTGCACTTGCAGTATACTTTCCAGTCGCGGTGTCCTTTAATGTGTTGAAGGTATTTACACCTGCAACAAAATTGTAGACTTCCAATGTAGCTCCTGCGACAGCAACATCTTCGAACGCAACCAAGCCCTTGTCAAAGTACTTGGTATGATATGTTGCATTTGCACTTAGTGCTACTGGTGCAGCATTTACTGCTACTGCGGCAATAAGCGCTGCGATTAATACTAGGATTTTATTCTTCATATATTTTGTATATTATTATTTTAATACTTCACGTTTCGTAAAGTACGAATAACTATACATTAGAAAATCATTTCGTCAAGAAATTTTTTTCTTATATATGTAAATATGGTGGACATGCGGGGAGTCGAACCCCGGTGACACATACGATAATTATACACATATACATGCTTATCTCTTATACTCCGACAATGTTTGGTAGAGCACCACATTGAAGTTGCAGGTCGTAAAACCTATTTGTTGCTACGCCTTGCTCCTCGCAACAATAGGACAGATGTTTAACGCTCTATTCATATTATCTGTGTCGTATGATAGAACGGGCAGCACTAATTAGGCTGCGGCTAGCATCTCAACATCGGCGTTCTTACGAACACTTAGGAAGGATACCTTTGCAAGATTTCTCTTAGCATTTATTTTTTCCAACGGGGATTATACAGAGACGTTGGACTCTGTGCATGCAGCGTATACTTAGAATATATGTTAGAATCCAAGAACATGCCCATAAAAAAGAAAATGTGTAGGGACTGATGTTTGGGCAATCAGTACCGGAATTACATTTGGGCAACTCAACCTATCTTCTTGACTTCGGCAATTTTATACAAGCATATATGCATTGATGCCTACTAGGATTGTCGCTGAAGAATGACCAAACTTTTCCCAAAGTTTGGTCTTTTAACTACCCTACACATTTCTAAAATTGGTATCAAAGAACAGTAACAATAATTATCGAACATCGCGTTCAAGTCAACAAAAATATTTTAAAGAATTTATGCACAAAATCTTTTTTGGTCGATTTTCGGCATACTTAGATTATTATTCAATAATGCAATCAGATAAAATGGGTCACACTAAATCAGAGATACTTGAGGATCTTGAGTATTGGCGTAAAAAACTTACACATTTTGAAAAAAATAAAAACATAAATGGGATCAAAGTTGCAAAGTTATTGATTGACAAATATCTTGATGCATACAATAATGCAATCATATGAGTTACAAATTATTTTTAGATGACGAGAGAGTTCCACAGAAAGTCACTTGGGTAAATCTACCAAATGGTCCTTGGACTGTGGTACGAAGCTACAAGGAGTTCTGTGATTATATTACAAAGCATGGATTGCCTCATTTTGTGACATTTGATCATGACCTGTCATTGGAAGATCAAAATAAACATCCAATCACTGGAGTATTCGTAGAAAAGACAGGTATGGACTGTGCCAAGTGGCTTGTGGAATATTGTATGAATAACAATCTAAGATTTCCAGAATATGAAGTTCATAGTATGAACTTTGTTGGTAAAATGAACATCAAGTCGTATATCGAAAACTTCAAAAGCACAATCAAGTGAAAAGGATATCACTTAATAGCAAGGACCAAAAGATCTGGTTTATATCAGATCTTCACATTGGTCATAACAAACCATTCATTCTTGGTCCTCGTCAATATGGTAACATAAACGAGGCAATGGATCATCAATGGAAAATGGTGAACGAGTATATTGGACCAGATGATATCGTATTCAATCTCGGTGATGCCGTGATTGGTGCATTTGAAAATACAATGACATATGCGAAGCGTATTGTTACAATACCTTGCAAGCATCATTATTACATCTGGGGGAATCATAATGCAGGAATGCAGCAGCTATATGATGACTGTCGAAAACAGCTTGATTTACTTGCCGATGATATCGAAATATATCCTCTGAATTATCCCCATACTCCGTTCACATTTCTTGGCCATTATGCAGAAGTGTGGATTGATGATGTAATGAGTGTGCTTACACATTATCCTATTGCTTCATGGAATAGAATTGGAAAAGGTGCATACAATATTCATGGACATTGTCACAGAAATCTCAAAGAAGATATCTCTTTGAAACGTCTTGACGTAGGTTGGGAATGGAAGCGCCGCCCAGTTGAGTGGAACGAAATCGTGCGTGAGCTATCTCCTCGTAAAGGAATAGCTCCAGATCACCACGGAAAGGAAGATGTATGAAAAAACTAATATATAAACAAGGTAATTTATTACTTGCTAATGATGTTGTAGTAATTGGACACCAAGCAAATTGTCAAAATACATTTGGCAGTGGCATTGCTCGCAGCATTCGTGAAATGTATCCAGTTGCATACGAAGCAGATTGCAGTGCCGCAAGAGCAAAAGTAAACACTTTGGGTAGATGTTCCGTAGGTTATATTCCAGCCGATAACAATGTCAGTTCTATTTCTCGTATCTATAATTTGTATGGTCAAAATCTTTACGGTAAAGGCACAAGACAAACCAACTATGATGCTTTGTATTCTGCGCTAGAAGGTATGGAACATGATTTGACAGAAAATGATATGGACCTTCCTGTTCCATCTGTTGGATTTCCATATCAAATGGGAAGTTTTCGTGGAGGTGGTAGTTGGGACGTTGTGTCTCGACTCATTGAAGTTGCCTTTGATGATTATCCCGGTGATGTAATCATATATCGCCTTGATGCCAATTAATACTTGACTTTATATAATTTCAATACACCATCTTTGAGTATGAAAATGCTAGTTAAAGTCTATGGTGGCAGCACGGCTTATGGTCTTAATACACCCGAATCTGATGTTGACTTTCGAGGAGTTTTCGTAAATACAGACCCTGCTAAAATACTCGGGCTGGAAAAACACGAGCATGTTCAAAAGCAAGAAACGGATGATGAGGTTTACTACGAAGTCCGAAAATTCTTTGAACTTCTTCGCAATGGCAACACAGGTGCTATGGAAGTTCTTTTTTCAAATGAAATGCCGCTGGAAACAACGACTGAATTTGAAACGCTTGTTCGACCAAATAAATTAAAATTTGTTGATACCAACAAGATGTTTCGGTGCTTGCTTGGATACATGCAAGGTGAACGAAGACTTGCAAACGGTGAGCGCACAGGCGTTCTTGGAGGAAAGCGAAAAGCTCAACTTGAAAAGTATGGCTTTAGTCCAAAAAATGCCACTCAACTGTTGAGACTGGCTTGGTGTGGAAATATCCTTTTCAAGAAGGGATATTTTCCAGTGAATGTAAAAAATGAAGACTTTTCTGTGTATGCCAAACTTTTCTCGATAAAAACAGAGCCTGAGAAATATTCAAAAGACGAATTGAATAAAATGTTTGATGTTGCCGAACAAGAATTAAAACTTTGTTATGATTCAAGAAAATTCAATTACGAGTTCGATGTAAAATTGGCAAACGAAGTTCTTCGCAAGATATATCTCCCACATCTACAATAAAAAAGCCCAC